GATTGCCATATACAAAATTAGATACCATAAACTGAATCAGTTCTTGATCGGTATCAAATCTACGAGCTAACTTATCAAATAAATGTCTATCATTACGGGCATTAAAAGTCTCATAAGATCCTTTAACATGACCTTTATTTTCAAATACATTAAACTTATCAGTAGTAAAATGAAGCTTTAAGGCAACGTAATATCTATACGCCTTAAAACCATTCATAGATCAAGAGAACCCTTTTTGGGAAGGTAGTTCTGATCGATCATATTCATTTCAATCTTTTGTTTGAGGTTCTTATTAATAAGTTTTGAGATATCTTCTGGATCAATAAAGTTCTGTTCGCAATATAGCAATACCGCATCCATATGAGTCATCTTTCTTTCTATAACTAAGTTCTCTATATAAAGGGCAAACTCATTGTTATTCTTAAAGATCTTGCCTTCCATTAAATACTACCTAGATAGTAGTCTATCAACTTGATATTCTCAGTAATTTTAGTATAAGCTTTATACTTATCCTTGTAAGCTTTCCATTCTGGGGTATTTTGAGTACTTGACGCAGACATCTTGTCGTCAAACACTTCTAGATATTCTTCAAAGAATACATCATACTCTTTTTTGGTGTTTAATAGAGATTCCTTTAGCTTTTCAAGCTCAGGTCTATTATTAGTTTGGTAGGTAAAATTGATATGCTGAGTTATATTCATCACAGTTTCCTCATTTTAAAAGTACATTATATCACAAATATCATTAAGTGTAAACAATTTTATTCAATAGCTCCATCATCTATTTTAAGCTTTGTTTTGATTTTCTTTGGCTTTGGCTCAGTAATCTCATTTTGTTTCTCAGCTTCTTTCTTAGCCTGCAGTTCTACAGCCTCAAATCTTTTCTTAAGTCTAGGTTTGATCTCATCAGAATTAAACCATAATTCAATACCATTAAGAACCTTATCCATCTCAGATTTTGAGAGGAAACCTTCATAGGCATCAATCATTAATTTCTCACATTGTTTAACCGTAAAGTCTGTATGAGCCTTAACTGTTGGAGTATTACCTGAAGAACCAAATGACGCTGTATGGATCATCATGTATGCTGTGTCATACACATGAACGGCATGACAATACATAGTAATTAGAGATGCAGCTGAATGACATGCTCCCATAAGGAATGCTGTAACCTCAGCTCGAGATGATAGGATACCTGATATAATTGCACCAGAAGAATCTAAGTTACCTCCATTACAATTAATGAATAAATGGATCTTGTCAGATTCATTAGCATTATTTAATAAAGAGATTAGATCTCTATATCTACCAGGTTCTTCTATTTCACTATCTAAAAAGACTTCGTGTGTTCTTATTGTTGATTCTATTGTATTGATATAAACATTGTTTAGTAAACTGCCAAGAATACTTGACGTTTCATTCTCAGGTTTTGCCACGTTTAAGCCTTTCTATAAAAAATATGATTTCCAATTCTTGTTGTTACGCGAACATTTTGCCATCTAGGATTTACATCTTTTGTATGAAAGAATAAAGCCCCTTTTGTAACGTCTTGCATGTTCTTATAGTTCATGTATGTATACGTAGCTACAGATCGGGCATGTTCAAATACTTCTTTCTCATGCTTAGTATATCTATAAGCAACAGCTTTTGTTCTCTTGTAGTCATCACAATACCAACTAAATTGGCATGTATCTTCTACTTTCTGAGTCATAGTACCGCATATAGACTTAGGATATAATCCCGAATAGACTCTATTAAGAGTTACTAGTGCTACAGCAATCTGACCCTTTGTAGGTTCATATCCTGCCTCATAGTACACGTTCTGTGCTAGACATTCTACTTGTTTTTTTTCTGACTTAGTCAGAACTTTAATTTTGTTATATAACGTTTCTGTGTGTGCAATGTTAAAACTGCACAGGTAACATATAGCCAATATTGCGGCGAAAGTCTTTCTCATGGGGATATACTCCTTGCGATTGGTACTTAGCTTTTTATGCGCTTAGTATTATTATACTCTAGTTTTTAATTAAAGTAAATATATTTTTTTAAAAGATTGACGGAGGTCAATTAATTGCTGAATGAAGCCCTTACGCTTCTGGTGGAAAATTTGTGGTTTGTCATGGTCTACTCCTATTATTATAGTTATATCAGGAATTGCTATATCGTATAACTCCTGAAACATAACCGAATATGCAGTCGCTTGTATAAAATAATGTTCTATATTATTTATATCTTTCGGATTCTTGGAGGTCTTAAAATCGATGACCGACAGTCTTCCATCAAATTCAGCAATACAGTCTACTGTACCTGCGACTTCTAGTTTATCGGAATATAACTTGCTCTCTAGAGCATGTATATTATCTATCTTATCAATAACTGGCTTTAGATCACTCCACATATCCATATCAACTAGATCCGCTTGAGGATTATTGCCCTTAAGAAAATCTTCACATAATGAATGGATACGAGTGCCTCTATCAGTAGCTTTCTTAGATATTCTTGCTGCTTCTGCTTCGCCAACTCTGGCTACCCAAGAAGTATACCAATCTTTATCTAGATGCCCAGTTACTGTAGTTACTGAAGGATATAGTTTACCTGAAGGGACTTTGTAACGTCTTCCTTCTGGTAGATCTAATCTTTCAAGCACTGGAAACTCATAATGTATAAAGTTCTTCAATTATTTCTTTCTATAATATGGATTATTATGAAATGTGGTATATTTTACTATATTTCTATCTGGTGGTAAATATTGAGTTAGTTTAGGTAAATCTGTCCAATGAACACCTGGAGCGGTATGATGTTCCTGATGATATCCTGAATTAAAAAGTAATAAATTATACCACTTATTATAACAACTTACTGAATCTTTTTTACGATCTTTCCAATCTACTGCCATATAGTGTTCACAATAATTATTAGCAGAATTAATTATAAAACTTAAATAAACTATTAATACATATAAAAATATAAATTTATAATTAATAATGCCTAAAATTAGTAAAAATCCTAGCTTTATATAATTCTGTATTTTAATTTCTTTCCAATTTATATTAATAATTCTATCAGTTAATTCTGGAGAATAAAAATAATTTCTGCCTAATACTGATTTAAAAATATATGACCAAAAATTTTCTTCTTTATCATTTTTACCAAATCTAAATGTTGATATTGGGTCTTTGATTTTACCATCAATATAATGATCATTTGAATATTTATGATGTTCAATATGAATATATCTATATTCTTCAAATCCCATTCCTGCGGGAATAGACATGATATATTCAAATAATTTGTTTAATTTTTTATTATTAAAAAAATGAACGTGTACACAATGATGAAGTGCAGTATTTAAATATGCCGCTAATAATATACTACACAGTAAACTTGATACTATAATTTCATATATATCTAAAACATCTAAATATAATGAAAATAAAATAGGAATAACTATACAAGCAAAAGTTAAAAGAACAAGAAGACTGTCTTTATATGTATGCTTAAAAACTAACATTATTTTTTATCTGAGTATTTTTTCTTTAAAGTAGGTTTCTTTTTATGTTCTTTTTTTACTGGTTCTGCTGCAGGTTTAGCAACTTGTTTAGTTTGCTTTGTTACTTTAACTGGTTCTTTATTTGCAGGTTTAGGATCTGCATGTAGTACACCAGCAAACATCGCAATAGCAATAGCAGCAACAGTAATATACATTACAGTTTTCATTTGTTTCATGACTATTTGACTCCTTTTATCCATATTTTTTATTTTATAAAATTAAAATTAACTTCTGGATGACTTTCAATCATCCTATTAAAATTATGTCTCCAGTCTGGCGACATATTCATACTATCTGAATCTAAAAAGTTTCTTGTATAACTCTTACTAACATTATTACTGCGTATATCATTTGTAGTCATTGCATCAGCTCCATATATATCTATGTCGGTATAACCAAGCTCTACTGCTTTAATACATGCTAGGTTACCACTTGATAAACCTTTTCGAGTCTTTTCTATGATGCCCAAACTATTAAACAATGATACTGCTCCAACTTCTTCAACATAATCCCAAGCGGCTTGACTAAAGTATACATCACAATCTATAAG